ATCTTGTCCAGGCTGCCGGAGGCCTCATCTTTGAGCTTCAGGAGCAGCTCAAGCGGGATGCTTGCCACGTTCTACCTCGACATTCTGCCGCAAGGCGCGGGCCTCGTCCCAGGCCCGTTGCCGCCAGTACCACTTGCGGCGGTCCCCCCGCAAGCCGCCGATCCGCCAGGGGGGGACGCCCCAGGCGCGGGCCGCTTCCAGGATCCCCACCCAGCGGGGGACCGCGTCGGTCGCGCCAGCGGCCCAGTGCTTCAGCCGCTGGCGGTCGTAGGGTTTATCGCCGCGTCCTGCTCCGCCCCCTCGATGGTCCGAAAGACGGCGGGCAGGTCGGCGATGGTCAGCCGCCCGATCTCCTCGTCCGTCCAGTCGGTGCAGGAGACCAGGACCCGCCGGAAGGCCAGCAGGCTCTCCGCGGTGATCCGCTGCTGCCCTTCCCCCATGAAGGTGAGCAGCGCGATCAGCTCGTCCAGGCTCAGGTTCGCGCCGTGAAAGTTCATCGGCCGGTCGGGGATCGCCATCTCCACGCTCCTTTACGGCAAGGCCGACACGGAATTGACCACGGTCACTTCCAGCCAGTTGCCCAGGTTGCTGTTGTACTCCCCTTCAAAGTTCAGTTCCACGATCATGTTGCCGTCGCGGTCCTTGAAGAGCTCGTAGCCGGAGGTCAGCGTCCCGGCGTAGTCGACTTGCAGCGACTTGGTCCCGCTGGTGGCCTTGAGGCGGATCTGCCGCTGCACCAATAGGGGCGTCAGCAGGCTGTCCACCAGGGCCTTGGCCGCCGCGCCGAACTCCAGGGTCAGCTTGAGCGGCGACTTGGCCCAACGCGCCTCGCCGTAGGCCAGGGGGTGGAAGTCGTTGAAGTACTTCATGTGGCGGCCGGTGTCCAGGGCCAGCTCCGCCTTGATCAGCGCCGCCTGCACCTCCGTGGTCCCGATGTTGCCCGCCCATTCGTCCAGGTAGAGCTTGGTGTCGGCGGCGCGGACCAGCTCCACGGCCCGATCCGCGAGCGCGGCCAGGGTGACCGGGCTGATCGCCTTGCCCAGCAGGGCGGCCTTGGTCAGCCGCCAGACGTCCCCCACGGCGATGGTCAGGGTGGCCTTGGGGATCAAGGCCCCCGCCAGCCGGTAGCTGGCCCCCGTCGCCCCGTACTCCACGGTGAACGGCTGCATGGTCGGCGCGGCGTCCACCGGCGCGGCGTAGGCCCAGGTGTAGGGCCCCGCGCCGCTGGGGTCCACCGCCCCGAACAGGCCGTGCAGGGGATACAGGGCGTCCTCGTAGCTGAGGGCCAGGCTGAAGGTCCCCTCGCCGTGCTGCCCCACCTGGACGCTGCGCCGGGACGGGGCCAGCGTGCCCAGGTCGGCGATGGCCGCCACCTTGTCCACCGGCTGCAAGGTCGCCTCGGTGACGCCCATCAGCTTGGCCGTCGCCGCCACGGGCGTGCCCCAGGTGGTTTCCTTCCCGAACTGCAGAATGGCTAGATCGATCGCTGGCATGATGCCTCCTCCGGAATGTCCTCATTCCGCTATTTTTCCACCGCAGTTACGCGGTAGACGAACCCGTGGTAGTTGACCCCGGCGAAGGTCAGGACCTCCACGCCGCCGTCGGCGACCTCGCCCAGGTGATCCACCGCGCCGCCCAGGGACAGGTCGTTCAGGTAGGCCTCGCCGAACGCCTGCAACAGGGGCAGGCAGGCCTGAAAGCCCGTGTCCGGCGCGTCGCCCAGGGCGACGGGGGCGACTAGGCAGTAGACCAGGTAGGCACGCTCCTGCCGCTTCAGCCCCACCGCTTGCTGGCTCCAGGTCGCCTCGGCGGGCTTGGTGATCACCAGGGGCAGGTCCGTCTCGTTGGCCGAGCCGGGGAGCGCCGCCGGCGCGGAGGTCACCCCGGCGATGGCCCTGTGTAACGCCTGGAACGCCGCCACCGTCGCCTGCACGGTCATCGCCAGGCCATCCGTTTCGGGTAGCCGTTCAGGATCTCCCGCACGTCGGCGGGGATGCCCTTGGGCACGGTGATGGTCCCCAGCTCGGGCGTCGCCACCACGTCGAAGACCTGGCTGTCGCGGTTGCGGTAGTAGTAGGCGGCGAGGCGGAGGCAGGCCAGGGCGATGTCGTCAGGCGGGGCGGCGGAGTAGCCCCACGTCCCCGCCACGCCGATCTCGCGATCCGGGTCCACGACCCAGGTGTAGGGCGACTTGAGCCGGATCATCGCCTTGGGGCTGCTGTTGCGCGGCAGCAGGACGTAGCCGTCGGACGGGATCTCCGTCGCCGCGGCGTCGCCGTTGGTCAGTTTGGTCACCGTCAGCAGGTCGGCCCAGAGATAGAGCGTGTCGCCGTCCAGGTCGCCTTCGGTGTAGTAGCGGGTGGCCGCGACCGCCTCGAAGGCGCGGCGGCGGTCGGCCTCGATCTTGGCCTGGGCCGCGGCGATGAGCTGGGCCAGCAGCGCGTCGGCGGCGGTCCCGCTGAGCTTCAGGTACGCCTTCACCTCATCCAGGGTGCAGTACGCCATGGTGCGCCTCGTGAGGGCGCCCCGCCTTGCGGCGGGGCTGTCCCCGAATCCGTGATCGGCCGCTAGTCGACGACCGCGCTCGGCGGCGCCGCCTGCTGGTACCGCCCGAGCAGGAAGAACTGCCCGGCGACCAGGTTGGACGCTTGCGCCGAGTTGGAGACGGTGAAGCCCAGGCAGTCGAACTCGTTCGCCAGGTCCAGCTTGGCCGGATCGACCTCGATGATCACCTGCTTTTTCTTCACGTCAGCGGCCAGGGTATAGGCGACCCCGTCGGGCTTGCGGACCAGGGTATCGTCCCCCGCCGTATCCTCGTTGGCCCAGATGGGCACGTTCGCGGCCAGGTCCTTGGCGCCGATCCCCGCGACGGCTTGCGCCTGCCGCAGGGTGATCACGGTGGCGTGGCCCACGGCCTGCGTGAACTGCAAGCTGATCACCGCCTTGTGGGCGTTCTTGAGGCTGACCCAGTCGCTGGTGACCCCGCCGTTGGTCGTCACCGGCCCGGCGGTGGCATCCACGACCTTGTACTCCTCCACGAAACTGTAGCTCATGTTCGTTCTCCTTCTTTCGTTTGAGTGACGGGGCGAGGATCGAGGGCCCTCCCCGCCCCTCGGTTTACTTGCGGTCCGCCAGCACCACGAACGGCGACTGCGTCGGCCCCTGGTTCTTCGGGGTCAACGGCGCGTGCCACATCGGTTGGCCCTCGACGTAGTAAATCCAACGGAAGGCGGTCTGATCGGTCAGAAACTCCACATGAATCGAGGAGTCCGCCCGGATGGGCGACTGATCGATCAGGGCGTACTCGCCCAGGTCGGCCAGGATGATGTCGCCCTTCGTGCCGAGGGCGTTGCAGTACTCGCAAGGGATCACCGGCCGGGTGAACAGGGTGGAATAGGGCGACCCGGACAGCCCGTTAGCAGGCAGGTACATCGGAATCGCCGTGCCACCGACGGTGATCGACAACTTGGGCAGCTGCACCTCCGCATCTTGGCCCACGAACCAGACGGCGTTCTTGCGGCTCGGCCCCCACAGGCGACTCCACATATTGATCACGTTCTCGGCCACGATGGTGTAGTTGGCCTGCGCGCCCTCCTTGGCGACGACGATGGTGGCCGGCGCATTCAGGATCCCCAGAGGCATCCCCGCGCCGGTGCCGCAGAAGACCGAATCCTCGGTGCGGAAAGCCATCTCTTGCGGGAAAAGCCGCTTGACGGTGGTCTCCAGCATCGCGGCGTTGCGGAGCATCTCGTCGCTGGCGTACATCAGGGCGAAGAGTTTCTGTAGCTCCAACTCCTGCCGCCCGATCTTGGGCTTGGTGGCGGTCACGGACGCGGCCTCCGCGGCCCAGTACGCCAGGATGCCGCCCCAACGACTGCCGTTGGCCCGGCTGGTCTCGTCGATGTAGTTGACCTTGATGCTGGTGGTCCCAGGGTCCAGTTTGAACTCGTGGTTGCAGCGGGGCAGGATCTCGCCGATGGCATAGATGCGCTCCAACAGCACCTTGGCGAAGGTCTCGCCCACCAGGAAGCCGCCCTCGCTCGAAACGCCGACGTTCATCCCCAGCGCCCGGTAGGGCTCCAACAGGCGCGGGTCCACGGTCGCGCCGGGGCGACTGGACCGCGCCACGGTCTGCATGAACTCGCCCAGGCTGCGAAATGCCGGGGTCTCGCTCGGCTGCACCCCCTGATCGGCGGGGATCCGGTAGCCCCCCGCCTGGGCCTGCGCCGCCTGCTTTTCCAGCAGGATCT